CACCAGGGTTTATCCATTTCATATCATCGTTGCTGTTATCAACGTTTGATGCAAATCCTAATCCCATTTCTACTGCAATATCTTTTATTATATTGTAGCTAGTACCTTTTCTCATTTCATAATTTGAAAAATGTAAATCATCAACATCTAAAATTCCTTTTATTAAAAATTTTAGATTACCACGTTCGTCAATTTTAGATGTTTCAAATTCTGCAACTCTAAAATCCATTCTTATTGGCATAACTAATTCAGATTGTGCTTTTATGAATATGCTTATAATTGTGTCATGATCGAAAGGATATAAATCATTAAATAATACTCCCTTCGAGTCATCACAATAAAGTTCTATTTCTGGTATAAATTGACTGTTATGTAATTTTATATAAATAACATCACTTGGTGGAATTGTTGTACCATTTATTGTAGGATTAGAAGGATCATTTACCTTACTTATAAATATAAGTGGTGTATAATTAAGTGATTGTACAAATATGTTTGATGATTTGTTGTCATTTAATTGAAAAGATAATTCTTTTGTTTTTATTTTTGCGTTTTCTATAACTGTTATCATATGTCTTTATTTATTGAAAGGAATTTATTATTTGTACTTTATTGTCTTTGCTAACTTTAACTTGCTTCAATGAAGATGGTTTAATTGTTGGTGATAATCCTTGTTCACTGTTTTGTTTATCTTTATTTGGTTGTGTTGAATTAATAAGTGAAATTCTTGTCTGCTCTAATTGTGACAATATTTCATCTTTTGTATATAATTTTGTTAGAAATTCTACTTGACAGAAATAAATATATTGACCTTCTTTAACGGTATACGGATTGATAATATCGTTTAACACCATTAACTCCTCAACGTAATTTGCCGTTCCGTATATGTGCTCTGAAATTCTATCTAATCTCATTTCATATTCTCTCGGAACAATATATATCTTAAGTGGTATAGTCTGATCATTAACTATATTTTTTTGAAATAAATCAAAAAGATCATCTTGATTGTTATCTCTAACAATTTTGCTGTTTGAATCACCATCAAATGATACTATATTCATATTGTATATTTTTATTTTTATGCATTATTTTGACCTCTTAGTGTGTTTAGTATTTGTGTGTTTTGTTCTGCCGTACCTTTATAATTTTGTATACCTAGATTCGCTGCCATTTTTTTTCTTGCGCCATAAGAATAATCTTGATTTTTTGATGCTAAATAGTTTACAATTGATGGATCATTTGTGTTACCATTTACACCTGGATTTTTGTCTGACGAACTTACAACGCTTGTTTTTGTACCTACTGTACCTGTTGTGTCTGCTGTTGTATTTTCTTCGTTTTTGTTTTTTTCCGCTTTCATAGGTGTTGGTGGTGTAATACTAGACGACGATGAGTATGTTCTTCTATATGTATTATTAAACATTCTCATTAATTCCTGTTTACCTAGTGCTCTTGAAAATTTACATGTAAATTTTGCTGTTAATCTTTGTGGCATATCGTTAAATCCCATCTCATTGCTTGTTTCAACTGTTGCTGATTCTATAATAATATGATTCGTGTTTAACCAAGGAGAATATGGATTTCCTATAGTTAAATGCCAAGGTGTTGAACTATCTTTACCACCTACCATTAATTCTATAGAACCCCTTAGTTGAAAACGATGTATTGCAATAGTGCTTGTCAATATAGTTTCCAATCCTGATATTGCAGCATTGATTAAATCATTTGCGATGTTACTTGCGGTGTTTTTTAATGATGAGTCAACATTTTGTGCTGAATCAGAATTGCTTGTTCCACTATTTTGTAATTCTTTTATTTTTTTATCTGCTGCTATTTTTTGATTTTGTGCTTCTTTATAACCACCAGATGTCATTCCATCATTAGGATATGCTTTTAGTATATCATTCATTCTTTTTTGAGAATTGTTTGATATTTGTGTTTGTTTGCTTATTTGACTTTGTATATCTGTTGATGAACTTTGATTTTTTTGATCATTACTTTTTCCAGATTCTATCAATTTTTCGGCATTCTTTTTTACTTCATTCAATGCTTGTTTAAGAAAACTTGTTAATGTTTCCCAAAAACTTGTAGTTATTGTTTTTACAAACTCCCACCAAGCATTCAAACTATTTGCTTTATAACTATCTGCACTTTTTGCCTTTTGTATGATTGGAGAGCCATCGCCCCAATAAAAAACCATATTTGATGTACCCATAGCAAATATGTTGTCTAAAATGTCTAACATAGCTGATCCTGGATCCACATCACCTAATAATTTTTGTTCATATGTTGTTTCTAATTCAAATGTAAAATCAGATTTGATGTTTTGACCTTCAGGATTTCTGAATGGACCTTCTTGAAGAACATTTGGGTCTCCAACTGGAATATTTTTAAGTCCCCAAGTATTACCGTTTGTATCTTTTGATCCATTTTGTAATCCACCATCTGGGTTATAATATTCATAAGTTTCATCTACACTATCATTAACTCCACTACTTTTTTCTAATCCCATTCTTTTGTAAAATTCAAATAATACACCTTGTGCAAAATCTGGTACAGGAATTATAGCTGCGATATCTACCGCATTATGTGTGGCTTTTTTAATAATGTTAGCTAGTGCAACATCAAATCTTTCATTAGTTTTTGACCAAGTTTCGTTGAAACTAACAGTACTGAAATTTTTATCGGCTGGAATCCATCCAACTATAGTAGAAATTGGTTCAATTTTCATACGATCTAGGTCTTCTGATACATAATTTCCTTCTGGAAATCTTCTTAGTATCGCCATTCTATTCATGGGATATACACCCAAATCACGCAAATATGCAAAGTCAGATGCCTTTAATCTTAACCCAGCTCCTTCTGAACCTTCAGTTATACTGAAATCTTTTATTATGTTTACATAAGGATTGTTTGATTCTTGCTCATGTTTATATATCGTTGTTTGTAAATAATTCTTTATACCTTCTGTACCTAAGTTTTTTTTACTTTTGAACACAACGTAGCCAGGCCTTCCTGATAATTTTGGATCTTTAAGTATATTAAATGTGTTGTTTTGACTTGTTTCTTTTAGTGCAACTGATATGTTGTCTTTATATGTATCACCAAATAGAAAATCCATCTCAGAATAATGAGCCATTTCTTATATAATTTTTCTTTATATATAAAAAAATCTTTCCGCTGAAAATTAATAATCTCTAATAATTTGTATAGAATCGAAATATGATATGTTTGATAAAATATCATCGTTTAATTTTTGATTATCTTTAAAATCTTCAAAAAATAGTAGTAAATTAAAATTTATTTTCTCCGATAAATTATCTTTTATTTGAAAAATATCATCAATATCAATATCGCATATTTTTTGCAAATTTGGAATATAGTATACATCTTTATTTTTTCTGATTGCTTGTGTGATTTTAGTGTATATAATAAGATTGAAATATTCTCTCCATTCATTTACATCATCTAAACCGTGATCTTCTAGTTGCTGTCTTATATCTATGATTGTTTTGTTTCTAATCTTATTGATTTTAACATACTTATCAAGTTTCTTTTTATTTTTAACGAATACTATATAGAATTCCATAAGTGATATTGTTGTATTTTAGATTATATATATTTTGAATTGAGTTCTATTGTAAAATATTCTTATTATATAATTAAACTTTTTCTTTATTTTAAATTATATGTGTTAATAATATTACATTGTTCTTATGAGTTATTGTTAAAAATTAAGAATATGTATTATATTTAAAACTTTTAAACGTCTTTTTTGTATAAATAAGAAACAAATTGTTTAAAAAATAATTTCAAATATATGGCTAAAAAAACAACATCACCATCACAAAAAAAATCAAACGAATTTAATTTTTCAAATATATCTAATTTGATAGATAGTATTTCTAAGAAAGATATAATTTCTATTGAAGATTTTGATAAAGAAAAATCATTTATATCAACTGGTATACATGTTATAGATGCGCTTTTATCTAAAAGTATTCTAAAAGGTGGAATTTCCAACAATAAGATTACAATTATAGCTGGACCTAAACAAACAGGTAAGTCTTTTATCTCTTTGAGTATTGCTAGAAATGCACAAAAAATGGGATATAATATTGTGTGGATTGACACAGAATATTCTATTGAAAAAACTGACTTTGATATGTATGGTATAGATACATCTAATGCTGATAAATTTATGCTGATAAGAACAAATATTGTAGAAAAAATTAAAATGTTTATGATGACAATATTAGATGGCTTACAAAAATTAAAAGATGCTGGTACTGATGTTTCTAAAACTATATTTTTTATAGATTCAATAGGTATGTTATCATCTGAAAAAGAAAAAGAAGATACTCTTAAATTGAATGTTAAACAAGACATGACAAGAGCTAAACAAATCAAATCTCTTGTTAGATTAATTACAAATGATTTGGGATATCTAAATATACCTTTGGTTGCAACAAATCACACGTATTTAACTCAGGATATGTTTCCACAAACTATTATGAGTGGTGGTGAAGGTTTGTATTATGCTGCAAGTACAATTTTAATATTGAGCGATGCTAAATTAAAAACTGGTGAAGAAGATGAAATGGATCTTGGTAGATCTGGCTCAATTATTACCGCAAAATCTGCTAAAAATAGATTAGCTAAACCTAAAAAAGTCAAATTTGAAATTGATTATAGTAAAGGTATAAATCCATTTAAAGGTCTAGATTTGTTCTGCACATTTGAAAATTTCCCAAAAATTGGTGTTGCACAAGTTAAAAAAAATGTCGACAAAGAAACTGGCGAAATCACATATCAACCATCAAATAGATGGTATGTTAAACATATGGATAAAACTCTTTCAGAAAAACAACTTTTTAACCGAAAAGTGTTTACTCCTGAAGTTTTAAAAGCTATGGAACCAATAATTTATGATTATTTTAAATATCCATCATATGATGAATGTTTGAGAGAATTGGAAGATATTGATGAAAGATTAAATGAAATAGAAGCTAATGATATGTTATCTTCTGACGAATTTAACCTTAATAATGATGATGAATTATTTAGTTAATTTGTCAATAAACAAAATAAACAAATAATACCGATATGGCTGAAGTGATGAACACAAATATGGAAAAACACTATTTTATCTACATTCTAGATAATTCTGATCAGTTTTCCAAAGTTGAGCCTTTTTTCTTTAAAAATTCAGATATACAATTTGTATATACTGTTATTAGAGAAGAATATTTGAGAAGTGAGAGTCATATTGTGCCGAGTCCACAACAGATATACTCTATGGTTAAGCTTGCTGATCAAGGTAAGACTGTTAACGATAAGGTTGTAAAGTTGCTTCTTCAATCAAATAATAGTGATATTAGTGAAGAATGGTTATTACCTAGATTTAAAGGTTGGAAAATACAAAATCAACTTAAAGGTGATATGCTGAGAAGTATTGATATGATTAGAAATATTGAAGATGTTGGATATGATAATGTGGTTGAAATCGCACAAAAGTTGAAAGGCGTATTTAATAATGTTCTTTTAGTTGATGATGACGACCAAGATTTGGGATCTGATTTTGATGATCCAGAATCGCATAAGCAGCAAACTTCAAAAAACTGTATTCCAACAGGTTGGCCTTGTATAGATACTATTTTAGGTGGTGGTTGGAGTAAATCTACACTAAATGTTATTATGGGTGAAACAAATGTTGGTAAATCTATGTGGCTTCATAATATTGCTGTAAATGCTGCAAATGCTGGAACAAATGTTTTGGTTATAACATTAGAAATGGCAACTAGAAAGGTGATGAAGAGATTGGGTTCAATGAGACTTAAAATAAATGCAGACGAATATGATGAAAAATCTAAAGATGCTGTATTTATGAAACAAAAGTTGAATAATATAAAATCACAATCAACAGTTGGTAGCTTATTTGATTCTCAACCAGGTAAAATTTTTGTTAAGAAATATAATACTAGTGATTGTTCAGTAACTGATATTGATAATTATATTAAAAAGTTTGAAGAAGTTAAGCGTATAAAAGTTGGAATGATAGTAGTAGATTATATAAATATTATGTCTATTGAAAAAGGTTTTGATGTAACTAATATGCTATATTTGAAGGGTAAACATTTAGCAGAAGGCTTACGAAGGGTTGCCGATAAATATGAATGTGCTTTGATCACAGCAACACAAACTGACAAGAGTGTGTGGGGTGCAAATGATATTAAACTTGCTGATATTCCAGAGAGTAAAGCTATCGCAGATACAGCTGATTCGGTATGGGCAATTATCAGAAATCCTGAAATGAAAAAGAATAATATCTATAGATTGAAAATATTGAAGTTGAGAGATGGTGAACATCATGAAGAACAAGTTAGATTTGATTTTAGTATTAAATATTTGTCTATGGAAAATGATGTGCTTGTTGGCGTAAAATAATTAAAAATTAATTAAAATGAATGAGAAGTGATAAAAAATATAATGATTTTGAAGAGTTTGAAAATAATTTAGATGACAATTCAGAAGAAATTTTATCTGAAGACTATATTGAAGATTTGGATTTATTAAATGATGAAAATGTTAATATTGAAATTGAATCGGATGATGATACTATAATTAACGATAGTGATGATGATGTTGATATGAATGATATGGATATTATGGTTAAATTTAATACAAATAATCATAAATTAGAAGGTAAACATTCATTATCTAGAGATACTATATTTAAAGGTAAAGTTGATGAAGTTTCAGAAGAGTCTGAATATATTGTACATCAAGAAGATTTTAATTTTAGTGATGGACTACCTATTGAGGCTGGTACAACATATGAGTTTGAAAGTAAGTATTATGAGGATTATATAGATAAACTTAATCTTCAGAGAGATATATACGAATTGTTAAAAAGTAAAACAGATTTAGATTTTTCTTCAAATAGAAGAAAACCTAATAAACAGTCATTTAATGATTATTATAGAATGTTATTAGATAATATTGGTAAAGATTATACAAAATCAGAAATTTTTGTAGAACTTTCATATTATTTTACAGATAATATTTTTAATATGTTTAAATTGTTGGATAAAGAATATGCTACACATTTAATTGTTGAGCTAAAGAAGAGTGGTTATTTAAATAACCTTAATAATATAAATTTTATATAAAAAAAATAAATAATATGGATTTTAAAAGAGAAGAAGCATATTTGGCATCATTAGATTACTTTAAAGGTGATTCGCTAGCAGCAGATGTTTGGGTAAATAAATATGCATTAAAAGATACAAAAGATGGACAAACTGTTTATTATGAGTTAACACCCGATGATATGCACAAAAGACTTTCAAAAGAACTTTTTAGAATAGAGTCAAAGTATGAAAATCCGTTATCGGAAGATTTTATTTTTGATTTGATTAAAAATTTTGAATATATTGTTCCTCAAGGTTCACCAATGTCTGGTATTGGTAATGATGGTCAAGTAGTATCATTATCTAATTGCTTTGTAATTGGAAATGATGCAGATTCATATGGCTCGATTATGCAAATTGATGAAGAACAAATACAATTGATGAAAAGACGAGGTGGTGTTGGACATGATTTATCACACATTAGACCAGCAGGTATGCCTGTAAAGAACTCTGCGATGACATCTACAGGCTTGGTTCCTTTTATGAGTAGATATTCTAATTCTACAAATGAAGTTGCACAAGGTGGTAGACGAGGTGCATTGATGCTATCATGTTCTATTAATCATCTAGATTCTGAAAAATTTATTGATGCTAAACTAGAAGAAGGTAAAGTTACTGGTGCTAACATTTCAGTTAAAATTACAGACGAATTTATGAAAGCTGCAATATCTTGTGGTATGTATACTCAAATGTATCCTATTGATTCAAAAAATCCAATAATTACAAAAGATATAGATGCTAATAAGTTGTGGAAGAAAATTATACACAATGCTTGGAAATCTGCTGAACCTGGTGTATTGTTTTGGGATACTATTATGAGAGAATCTGTTCCAGATTGTTATGCAGACCAAGGCTTTACAACAGTTTCAACAAATCCTTGCATAGTTGGAGAGTCTTTAATTGCTGTTGCTGATGGTAGAAATGCTGTGAGTATTAAAAAATTAGCCGAAGAAGGAAAAGATGTTCCAGTATATAGCACAAATAAAGACGGAAAAGTTGAGATAAAGTGGGGTAGAAATCCTAGATTGACTGGAAACAAAAAAGAAGTGTGGAAATTGACATTAGATGATGATTCGGAGTTTATTGCCACACCTGATCATAAAATATATTTGAAGAGTAATACATATAAAGAGCTGAAAGATTTGATGATTGGTGACTCAATATCTTCTTTTTATTCTTTTAATTCTAATAAAGGCTATAGACAGATTTCGCAAACTGGTGAAAAAATGATTGGAGGTAGATTTAGAAATAGAAGACAATATAGATTGATACATGAGTTTTATAAGGGATTAGGAGTAGATTATAAATTATTTAATATTCATCACAAAGATTTTGATAATAAGAATGATAATATTAATAATTTGGAGTTGTTGACAAGAGATGAACATAAAAATTTACATTCTGATAGAATTAAAGGTGATAAAAATCCATATTTTAATTTGACAAATGAACAAAAATTTAATTTTGCTTCTCATCCAGGTGAAAAAAATCCTAAATACATAAATGTTTCTAATGATGACATTTTATCTCATGCAAGAGATCTTTTTAAATTGAAAGGTAAATTTACAATTAGAGATTGGAGAAATTATGCAAAAGATCACAAATTGCCTCAACATTTATGGAATGAATTTAGATTTGGCTCATTTTCAAATTTTAAAAATCAAGTAGTAGATAATCATAAAGTTGTTAAAGTTGAATTCTTTGGTTACGAAGATGTTTATAACATCACGGTTGATGATAATCATAATTATAATGTTATTACTAAATTTGAAGACAATAATTATGTAACATCAGGTGGAATATGTGTCAAAAATTGTGGTGAAATTCCTCTATGCCCATATGATAGTTGTAGACTTTTAGCAGTAAATCTATATAGCTATGTTGTTAATCCGTTTACAAAGGATGCATATTTTGATTGGAAAAAATTTAACGAATATGTTGGCTATGCTGAAAGATTTATGGATGATATTATTGATCTAGAATTAGAGAAAGTTTATAAGATACTTGAAAAAATTGAAACTGATCCAGAAAATGAATTCACGAAGAGAGTTGAAAGAGACACTTGGAATAAAATTAATGATATGACATTGAAAGGTCGTAGAACTGGTTTGGGTGTAACTGCAGAAGGCGATATGTTAGCCGCTCTTGGTATTATTTATGGTACTGAAGAAGCTACAAGTTTTTCAACTGAGATTCATAAAAATTTAGCTATTAGTGCATATAAATCTTCCGCTATTATGGCAAAAGAAAGAGGTGCATTTCCTATCTATGATTATGAAAAGGAATTGAATAATCCGTTTATATCAAGATTGAAGGAGATTGATCCTGATCTTGATGATATGTTAAGAAAATATGGTAGAAGAAATATCGCTTTACTTACTATCGCACCAACAGGTTCGGTTTCAATTTTAACGCAAACCACATCAGGTATTGAACCAGCATATATGGTATCTTATAAAAGACGTAGAAAGATTAATCCTAGTGACAAAAATGGTAAAGTTGATTTTATTGATGCTGAAGGTGTAAAATGGGAAGAATATAACGTGTTTCATCATAAATTTGAAACTTGGCTTAGAATTAATAATTATGATGTAGATAGTGTCAAATCTATGAAAGATTCTGATTTGAAATTAATAATTGAAAAATCACCATACTATAAAGCTACAGCAAACGATGTTGATTGGGTAGAAAAAGTTAAAATGCAAGGTAGTATACAAAAATTTGTAGATCATTCTATTTCAGTAACTGTAAATTTACCAGCATCTGTAACAGAAGATATTGTATCTAAGGTTTATGAAACTGGATGGTCAAGTGGATGTAAAGGTATAACTGTTTATCGTGATGGATCAAGACAAGGTGTTATTATGTCTAATGAAGGCACTACACAAAATGTTGTTCCAGATGTTCAAGAAAATAATGCAAAACCTAGACCTAAAAAATTAGAGTGTGATGTTGTTAGATTTACTAATAATAAAGAAAAATGGATTGGATTTTTAGGTTTAATGGTAGATGAGAAAGGACAAAAATATCCATATGAATTATTTACAGGTTTGTCAGACGCTTTTTTTATTCCTCAGAATATTGAAAAGGGAGAAATTGTAAAATTTAAAGATGAAGAAGGTAAGAGTAGATATGACTTTGTTTATAAAGATAAAGATGGTTATAATATTACTATGGAAGGACTCAATAGAGCCTTTGATAGAGAATTCTGGAACACAAGTAAA